AAACTCTACGAGGTAAAACAATGAAGCGAGACATCCCGATCAATAACATCGTTTTCACTCCACTTGATAAGCTGCTGGATTTGTGGATAAGATTCCAGCGTAGAGGCGACAACCGGGGAAACTTGGATTTCAAGGGACGGGATTCGATTTGTAAATCAGCATCGCCAGAATTTGAGCAGCTTTGCGATGGAATTGATGAGGAAGTGGCCGAAGGTGTTGAAGCCTGCATCTCAAGCCTCAAAGCGCAGCACTCCTGGGCAATCAAGAAGCGGTGCAATATCGCCAGCGTTTGGCGCTTTCCTTCGATTGATTATGAAAGTACGTTGAAACAGGCCGAGATTGATCTTGAGGGTAAGTTGAAGCGGAATATTGCGACTGCAAATTATTTTTGATAATTATGGAAAATAAGCTTGTAAATTATTTGTGTCCGTGGCATCATTTTGTTAGCCGGATTTTCTGCGTCTAAAAATAAGCCTCTTACCTTAATCGGTCAGGGGCTTTTTGCATTGTAATCTGCAAATTGTGATAGTCGGCTTAATGCGCAATTAGCCCAAGGGCAGCATGTAGCTTGTGAGTGGCGAACGCTTAACGAATAAATCAGCTTTATGATTTTATTGATGTTGATGGCGATGATCTTAAAACGGATTCACTCAAAGTTGCTGCTGTTCATGGCAAGCGCCATGACGATGTTCTGAAATTGATCAGAAAACGAATTTCTGAATCTGGCGATTTCGGACTCCGCAACTTTGCCGAGTCCTATTACCTCAATGAACAGAGTAAGAATCAGCCAATGTTCAACATGACAAAAGACGGTTATCAATTCTTAGTCGGGAAGATGTCAGGAATAAAAGCGGTTGAACATCAAATTGCGTTCATCGAAGCATTTAACGCAATGGCTACTTATATCAAAAATCAGCGCGAAGGTTTGCAATATCAATACTTCCGCAAAGAACTTGAATATAAAATTAAAAAAAATTCTGTAAGCGGCGCGGCCAAAGAGATGCGCAAGTGGCAGGACGATAAACCAGTAATGATTAATGAGATGGATTCCTTGCTTGTCTTAATGCAGCCCACTTTACTTCCTAATTAGCCGCCTAATCAGCGGCTTTTTGCATTGCGGCCTCCTAATCGGTTGGCGCACCAGAGGCGCACTGGTAAAAACGCATTAAACAAAAGGTCACTATGAGCTTACTCGCAATGATGATGTGCTTTTTCAAGCGCCCGCGAGTCTCTATTGACGAGATATTTAAAGTGAAGCCTGTTTCTAAGAATTGGCCGTATAAATAACTGCCCATCGCGCATCGAGGGCAATTTCAGAAAATCATGCGCAATTGCTTACGGTACATGTCTGGGAGGCTCCCGCAAAACATCGCGCCACTGCTCAGAACGGGAAGCTTTGAATTTAACTGGTAGATAACTATGGGGCGAAAATCATCACTTACAGATAAGCAGTGGTCTGAGATAGGCCGAAGGCTACTCAATGGCGAATCAACATCAGCATTGTCGCGAGAATTTGGGGTTGCGAAATCCACTATTTCTGGACGTTTTTCCGAACGAACGGGAAAGGTAAAAGCCACAGCCAGCTTGATTGTTAAGGCAGAGACAGCACTTGACCTGTTATCTATTTCCGAACGAAATTCAGCACATGATCTGGCTAATCAGTTAAGGTCTATTTCTTCGCATCTTGCTAGCGCGGCAAATTACGGCGCTGCAACTGCGCACAGGTTATCTGGTATTGCGCACGGAAAGGTTGCGGAGATTGACGACTCTGCCCCGCTTGATGAGGGCAGCATAGATGCGTTGAAAGGCATTGCTGTTCTAACCAAGATGGCGAACTCGTCAGCAGAGATTGGCTTGAATCTACTGCGAGCGAACAAAGACGCCATGACAGGTGAGGATGAACCGCCTACGCCAGTAGCTATAACATTTGGCGTTAAAGACGCTAAGCGGCATGTCAATAATCAATCTTGATTTAAACGTACCTCAATCTGAGTTTTTACAGCTCCCGCATAAGTTCAAGGCGTATGTTGCTGGTTTCGGCAGCGGCAAAACTTTTGTTGGTTGTGCCGGCATAGCTGCTCATTTCTGGAAGTGGCCAGGCATTAATCAGGGTTACTTCGCACCGACCTATCCGCAAATTCGTGACATCTTTTATCCAACTATGGAAGAGGTCGCAGCGGCAATGGGGCTGCGCACTAAGATTAAGATTGCTGATCACGAAGTTGAGATCTACGAAGGAAGGAAATATCGCGGCACGGTAATTTGCCGGTCAATGGAGAAGCCAGAAACGATTGTTGGTTTCAAGATTGGGCATGCGCTTATTGATGAGCTAGATATTATGGCGGTGAGGAAGGCTGAAACTGCATGGCGCAAGATCATTGCCCGAATGCGCTACAACGTACCGGGTCTGTTGAATGGTATTGATGTAACAACGACGCCTGAAGGTTATAAGTTTGTTTATCAGCAGTTTGTTAAGGCGATCCGTGATAAGCCTTCGTTAGCAAGTCTTTACGGGTTGATTCAAGCAAGCACATACGACAACGAAATGAACTTGCCGGATGATTACATATCATCTCTGTTTGAGTCTTACCCGCCTGCACTGATTGCCGCCTATCTACGTGGGCTGTTCACCAACTTGGCAAGCGGTAGCATCTATTCTGACTTTGACCGAAAGCTGAACCACACAAATGAAGTAATACAGCCAGGCGAGCCGCTTATGGTTGGTTTGGATTTCAACGTTCAGAACATGACTGCCTGTATTAATGTGGTCCGTGACGGATTGCCGCGAACCTTGGCAGAACGGGTGAAGGTTCGCGATACACCAGCAATGGTAAAGATTCTGACGGAAGACTTCAAAGACAAAGGGCACCAGGTAAAAATATTTCCTGATGCCTCTGGCGCCAATACCAGCAGCAAGAATGCTAGTGAATCAGATCTATCGATATTGAAGCAAGCAGGATTTCAGATTGAAGTTAATCCGGCGAATCCAGCAGTAAAAGACCGTGTGAACTCTTATAACGCGATGATTCTTAACGCTGATGGTGAGCGCAGATGGAAAATTAATACCGATCTATGCCCGACGACTACAGATGCACTAGAACAGCAAGTGTGGGGGCTAGATAAGCAACCAGATAAAAAGTCTGGACACGATCACCCGAATGATGCAAATGGCTACTTTCTTGTAAAACGGTTCCCGATAGTTAAACGCACCACATCAATTCAACAACTCAATATATAAATTCAAGCAGCAAAAGCAAAGCCCCGAAAGATTCACGTCTTTTCGGGGCTTTTATCATTCACGCACTAAGGATACGAAAATGACTAAAACGAATATTACAACAATAGAATTGATTCAGGTAAGCGGCAATCAGATTACGGCTGATTCAAGAACGTTGGCAAAAGCATTCGGCAAGCGCCACGACAATGTTTTGAGGGCGTTTGATGGCCTTGATTGCTCTGTCGAATTTCGCCACCTCAATTTTGAGGAGTCAGAAATAATTGATTCTAGGGGGAAGCTACGAAGAGTAATCAGCATGACAAAGGATGGCTTTGTAATTCTTGCCATGGGATTTACTGGAAAGAACGCAACAGCTTTTAAAGAGGCATATATTGCCGCCTTCAATGAGATGGCAGATCGATTACAAAACAAAGATAAAAACCTTTGGCAACAAATGCAGGCGCTAATCGCCAAAGAAGTTGAATCAAAAGTAAAAGCCTCGTTCGGATCGCATTTGATGCTGAACCGAAAAAAAGAAATTCCACACTTCAGAGATGAGCGCTATCAGCTTGAATCTGAAATTCAAAAACCATTATTTATAAACTGAGCCAGCCTAACCGCTGGCTTTTTTTACGCCAAAACCTATGCCAAATGTAAATGACACATCCGATGTAGTTAAAACGCTGCGTCAGAGATGGTCTATGGTCGAAGCATTAATCGGCGGCACCTGGGCAATGCGCGCAGAAAAAGAAACCTATCTCAAGCGATGGCCGCAAGAAAATACAGAGAACTATCAATATCGCCTCGATACTTCTACACTTTTTAATGCGCTTGGCCGCACGATAGATAACATGGCGAGCAAGCCATTTGTCGAGCCGCTAAAGTGGACAAATATTAATCCAGAGGTAGAAGCTTGGTTCGATAATATCGACTTACAAGGCAATAATCTGCACGTTTTTGCGCAAGATATTTTCCGCGCTGGGTTGGCGTATGGTTTGACGCATGTGTTAGTCGATTACCCGACAACGGTTGACGATCAGGGCAGGTCAATCGCTCCCACATTAGCCGATGAACGCGCGATGGGCGCACGTCCTTACCCTATCCATATCAAACCGTCCTCAATTCTTGGCTGGATCAGCGAGAAGGTAAAGGGCGTTGAAACTCTTGTGCAAGTGCGTATCGCTGAATGCGTCAACGAGCCAGACGGTGAGTTCGCAACAAAAGACATCGAGCAAGTCCGCGTATTGACGCCGGGAACCTGGCAAGTGTTTCGAGAGTCAACAAATGCAGTTGATGGATGGGTGTTATTTGAAGATGGCGTTACTTCGCTGGATTACATTCCTCTGGTCACGTTCTATACGCGCCGCACTGGATTCATGCAGGCGATACCGCCGCTGTCTGACTTGGCCGATTTGAATGTGCAGCATTGGAACTCAAGCAGCGATCAGTTCAGCATCTTGCAC